CTCCGAGCGCCGCAGCCAGGAAGAGCTAGCTGGGGCTGCCACCTACTCGTTGAATGCCGCACGCGGCGCGCGCAACTTGATCCCTGGGCAGGCCATCACGGCGGACGGCTTCGACGAGATCCTCCGCGTCACCGGCATCGAGTTCGACCCGCTCAGCTCGGCCGTGAAGCTGAAGGCCATCGTGGATTACTACGGTGCCCGGCAATCCGACTTCGAGACGGAGCAGGGCGGTGGCATCCCGGTTTATGAGCCGGTGGAACCGGATCTCCAATCCGAGATCGTCGAGGTGCCTGAGTACCTCCTCGACAGTTCGGACATGACCATCATCATCCCTCGGATCCGCGCGCACGATCAGATCCTGAGCGCCGACCTGTGGATATCACGCGACGACACGAGCTATACGCTCAATGGCACGGAGATGAACGTGCAAACCGGCGGCACGCTCTCGGTGCAGCTCAGCGCGACCGACCCGATGTATATGCCGCTGGGCGTGACCATCGATGCGCTTGGGCCGGATATCGCCACGATCCTCGACCTCAGCGCCGACCACACCAACTGGATGCTCGGGCGACAGCTCTGCGTCATCTCCAGCTCGGCCGGCGTGGAGCTGTGCTTCGTACAGAGCGCGACAGCTCTAGGAGGCTCCTCGTACCGCTTGAACGGCCTCGTGCGCGGGCGCTACGATTCCATTCGTTTGACGCACCCTATTGGTGCCAAGGTGTTCGTGTTCGAGAACACGGCGATCGAGGACATCCAGGACATCCTGCTGGTGCCCGAGGAAGACCTCTACGCCAAGACCCAGCCGAACGGAACGGCAGGCCAACTCGCGCTGTCGGCGGTCAATCCGCTCGCGGTGACGCTGCACGGCAAAGGCATCAAGCCGATGGATCCCATTGCCCTCTATGTGACGGCGCCGGACAAGTACGTCCCGGTCTACCACACGGCCGGCAACATCAGCTTCAAGTGGGGCTACCGCTCGACGGCGAGCCCGAAGACGGGCGCAGGTCTCCAGAGTTCGGGTGCTGTTTGCGCTACCTCTGCTCTCCAGGGTATCTTCAACATCGAATTCCTGACCTCTGGCGACGTACTCAAGCTGGCCGTTGCACAGACGGCGACTACCTACACCCTGACCAACGCAGCACTCGTGGCCGCCTTCGGCTCCGAGCCCACCACGTTCAAGGTGCGCATCACGCTCACGAACGGCGGCTTCACCTCCGATCCCATCACTCTCACCATCACCAAGGTCTAATTCATGGCACGTCCCACGCTCACCACGATCAACCAGGGCCTCGAAGGCTGGGACGCTTTCGTCCAGGCCGACTTCGATCTGCTCACTGGTGCGCCGTTCCCGATCTACGAGAATGCAGCGCTAACCGAATCGACGATCGTTGCGACCTTCCCTCCGGCCAGCTATGACCGCTGCCTTGTGTGGGTCAACCACAGCGTCTACGGCTACACGCTCTACCGTTGTGATGGCACGAACTGGAAGAGCTTTGACCCACAGCGGCGCCTGGAGCGCAACGTCACCACGACGACGACGCTGACCACGGCCGAAGTCGCCGACATCATCACCGTCTCGGGCACCCTGCCCTACACCATCAACCTCCCGACCGCGACCTCGATGCGCGGCAGGACGGTGGTGTTCAAGACTCTCGTGGCAGGAACCGTGACTCTCGATGGCAGTGGTGCCGAGACGATCGACGGTGCTGCCACGGCTACGATCACCAGCCAGTACGGCGTGTTGCGGTTGTTCTGCAACGGCACGACTTGGTACGCGGTGTAACCAACCCTGACCTTTCTTTTAGGAGAAGACCCAATCATGTCCAACGAAATGCAAAACAGCCCGGGCGGAATGCGCGATGCGATCCAGAAGCTGTGGCGGAAGTACCGCTCGGCCTACTCGACGACCGAGCAGCGCACCGGCCAGAAGTGGATCGACGGCAAGGAGATTTACCGCAAGGTGGTCTCCTGCGGCGCTCTGCCGAACGCCACGACAAAGAACGTCGCGCACGGCATCTCCGGGATGACGAGCGTGGTCGGCGTCCGTGGCAATTCCACGAACGGCACGAACTTCCTCTGTCTGCCCTACGCGAGCGGTACGAACGGCGCGGCCGGTTCGACCGGCTCGGCTGGCTCGGCTGGCTCTGCCGGCGCGGCTGGCTCGGCTGGTGCTCCCGGTGACGGTGGCGACGGCGGTGCCGGTGGTGCTGGCGGCGCGGGCGGTGCCGGTGGTGCTGGCGGCGCAGGAGGCTCGGGAGGCGGTGTGACGGTGACGGTCGATGCGACCAACATCGTCATCGGCGCCTCGGCCGACATGCATCTCTACACGACGAGCTATGTCGTGGTCGAGTACGTGAAGTGATCGACTGAGCCGACACCCGGTTCAAAAGCAAGAACCCGCGCCTCATCAGCGCGGGTTCTTGTGTTTCCGAAATTTCGGAAACGGACTCGGGATCAGCTCGCGGCGTAGCGCCCGCGAGGATGAACCTTGACCTTGTTCGTCCGCAGGATGCGGAGGACGGTCGGGATCGAGACCTCGAACCGCTCGGCGAGCTTGACGCTCGACTCGCCGTTCTTGTAGCGGGCGACGATGGAACGGATCTGGTTGCTGGTGAGTTCGTGCTTGACGGCCATGTGGTGTTCCTTGGTTGGGTCCTGGAAATCAGGAGACCAAAGTATATCAACGCTGACCATAAGGTCAACCGACTCGGATCGGAATAGCCTGCGTGCGGCAGTACGGATGGTAAGGTGGCAGGCCCACGCTACGGAATTTCATAGCGAATTCGGCGGGGCCATCCGTGGGCTTGAACGTCAGCATCGGCCAGTTGGTCAAGATCGCTTCGAGGTTGCCGTCGAGCGAGGCGCGGATGTGCCGGTCGATCTGGCCCTGGATCTTCTGCACCGAGACGATGCGGCCGTCTACCCAGCGGCAGAAGGCCGAGGTCCGGTTGTCGCGCACGGCCTTGGCCATGAAGGCTAGACTGCCATTTTGGCGGGAAGCCGTGAAGCCGCCGATGTTGTACCAGCGGTAGGCCCACTGGTCGAGCACGAGGGGGATCCAGGAGGCCGTCTCCGAGCCCAGGGCGACCTTCAGAGCCTCGATCCAGCCCTGGCGGTCCAGAGCAGCCTGTCCGGCCGCAGCGCTGGCGATCCCGGCCAGCGACGACGCCGAAGGCGTCCGTGGGCCAGCCGTCGTCAGGAAGCGTCCCAGGAGGTCTCGCAGCTCGGCCTTGTGCAGCTCCAGCCGGCCTCTCAGGAGGGTCAAGAGGTCGGACATGGCGGCCTGGGTCATCAAGGGCTCGCGCAGCAGGTCCAGGGGCTCGCCGTTGGCCTTGGCGCCGTCACGGAGCAGCGAGACGATCGAGCTGCGCACGAGCCCGGCGCCTACGCTGCTGGGCGGTCTGGAGGTCCAGGTGTCCAGGAGCGACAGCAGGGCAGCGATCAGCTCTTCCTTGCGCCGCTGCGCCTCGCGCGCATCGAGTCGGGCCAAGGCTGTCACAGAAGGGACGCCGTTTTTGTGACCTAGCTGGTCGAGCTGATCGAGCAGCGCCACCACTGCCTCAGCGACCATCAGGCGCCAGAAGTTCTCCAGCGTCGGCGTCAGAAGCCGGATCACGGCCTGCACCTCGGGCACGTCGTCCTTGTGGATGCAGCAGATGATCTTCTTGGCGGCCTGAAATGCTCGATCGTCCATCACACACCAACCTCGCACCACTGAAGGCACGCACCCTTCTTCGCAGTGATCGCCGAGCTGGCAACTTCCGATGCGAAGCGGGCGATCACTGTGCCGTTCGCGCTGGCATTGATGTGACCTTCGATGATCGCAACGCAGATCGTGTCGCCAGAAGTGGCGTTGCACGCTGCCGGATCGTCGTAATTGTGAACGTCGGCGTTCAACGTCTCGGTCGTCGTCGTGAGTGTGTAGAGCGACCGATAGCGCAAGCCAGAGAAGCTCGGGCCGTTGATTGACCACCGCGAGCCGGTCGTGTTGACGGCCGACTGGAACGTGATGAAGAAACGGAAGTAGTAGAGCTTGCCCGAGGTAACCGGGAAGCTCAGCCCCGTCACGTCTGCCATCGTGTTCGGCGTCGCGTTGTTATTCACTACGTCCGACGTGGTGGACACGAAGTTGAGGACGTTGGGAACAGGCGCCCAGGTCGTATCGAAGTTGGTGCTGCTGACCTTCTTGAGAATCTGACCCGCAGTGCCGCCAGTCGGCACACCTTGACCATCAGCTCCAGCCGCGCCAGTGGAGCCGGTCGAACCTGTTGCACCAGTCGCACCAGTTGGGCCGACCAAGCTCTGCCCTGCCGGCCATGCGCCAGCAGCCTTGGGGCCGAAGATGATGACCGTTCCGCCGCTGTCGTAGATGGCCCAATCGCCGTTGACACCTAGACCTGCGCTGGAAGGATTATTAGGGCTTGACAGCACCGAATAACCATTCGTTCCATTAGTGCCAGCGGCACCGGCTGCACCTGTTGCACCAGTTGCGCCGGTCGGACCAGTTGCACCATCGGCGCCTGCCGGACCTGTTGCGCCGGTCGCGCCAGTGGCTCCGGTTGGGCCAGTCGCACCATCGGCGCCGGCCGGACCTGTTGCGCCGGTCGCACCAGTGGCTCCGGTTGGGCCAGTCGCACCATCGGCGCCATCCACGCCGTCAGCCCCGGGAGCACCAGGAGCACCATCGGCGCCCGGGGCACCGTCAGCTCCTGGCGCTCCAGGCGCACCATCGGCTCCGTCAGCGCCATCGGCGCCAGCGGGGCCTGTATCACCTTGCGGCCCAGCGGGGCCGGTATCTCCGGTTGCACCGGCAGGTCCGGTCGCGCCCGTGGGACCGGCTGGGCCGCGCGGACCAGTCGTGCCTCCTCGACCGCCGAATCCGCCTCCACCTCCGTCGCGGCCGGGCGGACCTTCGCGGCCGGGCTCGCCCTGCTCGCCTTTGTCACCCTTCTCGCCGCGCGGTCCCATCGGGCCTCGCGCGCCGTCCTTTCCATCCACGCCGTCGCGGCCGTCCGTTCCATTCTGGCCGTCAACACCGTCGCGGCCGTCGTTGCCATCACGGCCTGGGAATCCGACAGGTCCGCGCTCGCCCTGTGGACCTCCGGGACCTTGCTGGCCGGGCGAACCTTGATCGCCTTTCGGCCCGGGCTGCCCATCAGCGCCGGGCGTACCGTCCTGGCCGTTGGCTCCATCTGCACCAGGGGCACCGTCCGTGCCGGGCACACCATCCTGGCCATTAACGCCAGGGATGCCTCGCAGAGCGTTGCGGATCTGCTCCTTTTGATCCGCGTCGAGAATCTTACCGATGGCATCCTCGACGAGATGCTGGGCCAACAGTTCCAGGTCGATCGGTTCAGACACTCCACTGCTCCTTGCGCCGCGCATGCACGGCTGCGGTCGGGGTCCAGGTGCGTCCGCCGAAGGACGCCCAATCCTCATGCACGATCACGAGCTGCTGCGACACCAGCTTCTTCTGCGGGTTGATCGAAACGACGCCGAAGCCCATGTTCCAGCTCGACGGCGTGCTCACGTAGTCACGGCCGACCGCGAAGCCTGCCAGCATCGGCGTGCTCATCCAGGAGATCGCGCCCGTGCCAAGCGAGTTGCTCGTGATGATCTGAGGACGGTGCGTGTGGCCGCTGGTGCCGCTCATGCGGAAGGCACCGTTCATCTCCACGTCGGCCGCGAACTTCGCGCAGCTCGTGCCGTGCGTGGCTACGTAGCAGTCGAAGAGCTTGAGCCAGTTGTCGCGCTTGTCGAGCTTGCGTGCGGCAGCAGTTGGGGCCAGGAAGCTCGACTGGCACACCAGCGACATCTCGAACTCGTGGATGCCGAGGAACGTATCGAACTGAAGCTCGGGCAGGCCAGCAAGGCGCGGCGCTGCGTCAGCGAGGTAGCTCACGAGACGGTACTCGTGATTGCCGATCAGGAAGTAGATCGTGGCGTCCGGCGCGGCATTGCGCACGCGCTGCATGATCTCCTTGCGGCCGAACTCGCGCTCTTGGTGCAGGTTCAGGTGGAAGTGGCCGGGCATCTGCCGGTGGCGGCTGATCTGCGGGAAGTCGAAGATGTCACCATTCAGGATGATGATTTCCGGCTGCACCATCTTGATCGTGTCGATGAACACTTCGAGGGCGAACGGATCCACGAAGTACGAGTGCATGTCGCTGCCGATCATCACTTGCACGTCGCTCTTCGAGCGGAGGTGCTTGGTGCGATCGTAGAGGCCGGCGTGCTTCAGGACGTGCAGCTTCGCGTACTCAGCGATCTGCTGGTGCGTGTGGAGAACGGCGGCCTTGTTGCGCACCTTGGTCGTCGTGCGCGTGTCGCGCAGGTTCGCGGCGCGCTGGAACTCCTCGTGGTTGCCGAAGAAGTCCTCGACCATGATCTCGGGGAAGTGCCCTAGCTTGCGGTAGCGTTGCCGAGATGCGGCGAAGCCAGCGTAGGGATTGGCCACGTCGTTGAAGACGCGGTTCAAGTCCTTGATGAGATCGGCACGGACCTTGGCTTGGAGCCGCTTGTCGTCGCGGTACTGCTCGCGGAGCCTGCGGCTGTCCTCGCGCATGCGCTCGGCACAAGCCATCGCTTTTTCGAGAGCCGCGAGCTGCTGGTCACGTTCGTTCTTGGGCGTCATTCTGATCTTCCGGGGTTGTGGGGTTGAGGGCGAGTTCGCCGCGCTTCAAGCGCTGCGCAACGGCATAGGCGCCGTCTCCATGCTCCTCGATCTGACCTTGGAGCAATTTGACGAACACGAATCTTTTTCCACAGGGGCAGCGCATCTCCGACACGGAGCCGGACAAGCCTGCCTTGTAGGTGTGGACGGTCTTCAATTCCTGCTGGCGAGGACAGTTACAGTTCACGGCTGGATTCTACCTCCTATCGAGGTCCGACGCGATGGGTTGCCGCCGCCTTCTGGGTGAACTGGGTTTCGACGACGGCGTGCTGGTAGCAGGCGAGGACGAAGGCGTCCGCGCGGTCAGGGGAGGGCTGCTTCGTGCGCTTCTTGTAGCGCTCCTTGTCCTCCAGGATCAGGAGGCCGTCCTTGTCGGTGAGATACTGGCGCGTAGAGAGCTGCTGGATCAGGTGCCGGTCGTTGGGGATCTTCAGGTCCCTAGCGCGCACCATCTTGGCGACCTGGAAGTATGCCTCCGTGATCCGGTCCTTGAAAATCTGCCGGCGATAGGGCTTGCCGTTGAAGTGGAACTCGAACCAGTTTTTGTCAGCATCGCGGGCGACGTGCATGACGCCTTGGCCCATGCCGCCCGCGTCGATGACATAGACGCACTCGTCGTTGTTCCAACCAGCCTGGGCCTGCATGTTGAAGGCCGAGCGCAGTACGTCTGCCGGGTCGGTCTTGGCGAAAATGCGCTGCTCGACGACGATTCCATTGATGCGCCTGTAGATCACGGACTCATCCGAGCCGAAGCGGGCCAAGTCGATGCCGAACTGCTTGCCCGGGTAGGACTGCGAGGCCACGAAGAAGCCAACCTTCGTCGCGCAGAACTCCAGGTCGTCGGGGTTGATAACGCAGTTGGGGTCGGCGCTCGGGAACTCACCAAGGACGCGGACGCGGAAGAAGTCAGAATCACGGCCGAACTCTTCCTCGTGCTCCTTGATCTTGCGCTTCGAGACGATCGGCGAATCCTCGGCGTTGAGCGTGAGGCAGGCCCAACGTGCGCGATCCTTGTGGAAGCAGTCGAAGAACGCGCAGTCGCGCGTGTTCGGGTTGCCAATCATCAGAATCGAACCTTCAGTCGCCTGCACGTCGTACTCAGACTTCGTGTTGGAGACCGTGCCCTTCAGCGCCTCGATGATCTCATGTGACATGCCAGAGGCTTCCTCGACGATCGCGTTGAGGTGCGACTCGTGGATGCCCTGGAAGGCTTCCGCGCTCGTGGCCGTGATCGGCAGGCAGCGCCAGTTCGGGTGCTTGGGGCCGCCGAAGTAGATGCGGCTCTTCGTCACCCTGATGAATTTCTTGAGGAGGGGGTGCGCCTTCTGCAACCTGCGCCGCGCCTCGGAAAGCCAGACTTCCTTGCACTGCTTCATCGACGGCGCAGTGACGATCGTTTGGCAGTCCATGAATTTCAAGGTCCACCAGATGCCGATGATGACCGAGACGGTGGTCTTACCCGGACCCTGGCCTGACTTGATGGCCATGCGCAGCTCGCCGTCCTGTGCGAGCTGGAGCGCTTGGCGCTGCTGCGGCGTCGGCCGGAAGCGAAGGTAGCGGCAGAGGGCGAAGATGTCTTCGCGGCACTCCTTGTAGATCGCTTTCCAGAGGTCGCTACTAGTCGTCTTGCGTGTCATTACCGTCGAACCATTGCGCGCCCAACGGTTCTACCGGGCGTCGCTTGCGATCCAGGATCAGGGCCAGGGTAATAGTACGGTCCTTACCGCGCAAGGCGGCCTGGGTCTGCTCGATCAGCCAACACGGGATCAAGTCAAAGTCGTAGTAGATGACGTTCGTGAGGAGCTGGCGTGCAGGTTCCAGATCATTCTCAGTCGGGGCGAAGGCGACGATGCGCCAGAATTCAACCTCCTGGGTCGTGACGCGGGGCTCGGTGAGATGCCACCGAAGCTGCGTGCGCACCTCGGGGCTACATTCGGAGACGAAGTGGCTCAGGGCGTTGACGAAGGTCACGGCCGAGTGCTTCGAGCGGCCGTAGACGCCCGTGAGCTGATCGTCGAAGCAGAGCGTGCGCCACAGCACGACGAGGCACATGAGGTAGAGGCAACGGTGCATGCCATCCACGGCCCAGGCGTAGAGCCCGAGACCCTTGCGAGTCCCGAATTGGAACTCAAGCAAGACCTGCTCCTCCTTCTCCGTAAGCACGAGAGGGGTCATCCGCTTGGCGAAGCCAAGGATGTTGCCCTTGAATTGCTCCAGCGGGGCAGCCATCGGGGTTCAGTGATGGAAGACCAGCCAAGCCAATTCGGCGATGACCGAGGTGGCGATGCTCCCGAGAACCCACTTGGCTTGCGCCGACCACTGCTCCATGCGGTCGAGCCTCACGAGCAGGCCGATCGACTCGGGCTCCTGCGGGTTACCGAATAGCGCCATCTTCACGTCCTTGATGTCCGACGACATCGAAGTCAGCAAAGAGACGATGGCTCCCGAGACTTTCTCGTTGCCGAACTGCATCTCGTAGTGGAGCTGGAGTTCGCGGACCTTTTCTTCGAGGGCCTCGATGCGCGTGTCGCGCGGGTCGGAAGGATGGCTCATTGGGAGGGATTCGTGACGTGGTTCTCGACGTGCGTCATCGGCCCGCCGGAGAGATGGAGCACGCGGCAGCGTGCGAAGTTGGTGAAGCGGGCGTACTCGACGACAACGCCGAACTGCTGAAGCATCTTCTGCGTCTGTCGCGTCAGTTGCGTGTTGACCCGAGGGCTACCGGAGCGCAGTTCCTCGAAGTTATGCTCGACCACGACGCTGCGAATCGCGGCCGTGGCCACGTCGTCGATCGTGTCGTAGGAGTTCTCGTTCTCGGCCAGAAAGGCCACGGTGTCGTCGATGCTGTAGCAGATCAGCCCATCGACCAAGACCGTGACGCCATCCTGCGTGTCAAGCACCTGGGACTGGAGCGACTGCACTTGGCGCACGACGGCGCACATCTCGATCTCCGTCACGAACGGCCAGTAGACGTGCAGCCCGGGCTCCAGCAGGACGACCTTCGAGCCGTGGACGTACTTGACGGCGTTGTGGCTGAACTTGACGATCAGCAGACGAGGCAGGAGAGACCCGAAGAAGCGGGCGATCTCTCCAATCCATGAGAAGGCGGTTTCCATGAGATTACGGCTTGGGCAGCTTCGGGGGAACTCGGCTGGGGAAGAGGGCGATCGTGTGCCTGACGGCCTGATTTACGCTCGCGCGGAACGTCGGTGACCAAAGGTACTTGATGAGCAACGATCCGACAACCGCCAGGATCAGCCACTGCCACACTTCCATGCGCCACGAGGCCGACGTGCTCGCATGCGGCGCCTTCGCTGCCGCGCCTCCGAAGATGCTGTGCCACAGCTTCGAGACCCAGTTCTGGATGTCATTCGAGAGGCCCACGACGAGCCCGGCCGCGCCGCCTACTACAGCTCCCTGCGGCGTCTTGGTGACGGCCACGCCCGTAACGGCGCCCCCGAAGAGGCCCATCAGGGCCTGACATGCCGGGAGGATGAGAATGCAGCAGGCTGCAAGGAGGGCTCTGGATCGCTTCATGGGCATGGGCTCCGGGGAGGGGGTTGCGCCCGTCCAGTGTACCCAACCTCGGCCTCCCGTGCTAGACTACGGCAGTCTGCCCTGGTTCCTGGCCCTTTGCCGGCGCCCGAGCAGGCCGATCCCTTCAAACCGAAACGAGACCATCATGCGCAGGTTCGCCCTGATCCTGCTCGCCGTTGTCGCCGCGTGCTGCACGCCACGGCATCCTGTTCCTCATCCGTCCGTGGTCGCTGGCGCAGTCGCGCCGGTCGCTCCGCAACAGCCGCCCGAAGAAGTCATGGCCACACTCATCGGCGTCCTCGACATGCTCAGCGCAGCCGAACCGCTGCCGATGCCGCTCGAAGTGCGCGTCTGTCCAATTCCCGGGCGCTGGGGTCAGTCGCGCTTCGACGATGCGACTTGCACGTTCAAGATGGAGCTGAATAGCTCGATCACCGAACCTGATTTCATGGCCAGCATCGTCATCCACGAGTGGGCGCACTGCCTGACGCAGTGCAAGTGCGAAGATCCGCATTGCGCCGACTGGGGTATCAACTACGCTCGCTGCTACCGCGCAGTGTTTACTCCGCAGCCGCAGACGTTGCAGCTCAGCGAGGATCCCGACGAGGATGATCCTGACGCAGACGAGCCGGAAGAGCCCGAAGAAGACTGAACGCGGCGCCAGCGAGGCGCACCAAGACCGTCAGGCGCTCGATCGAGCCCTGGCGGTTTTTTCGTCCACTGCCTGCACCTCTGGAGGCATGGCGATACGCGAACTGGAAGTGGCGGTAGTTCAATCTTCCTCCGGCATCTCGTCTCGGGCGATCTCGTCGTGCTTCGCATCGGCTTCCGCACCGAGCCGGCTTGAGAGATCCTCGCAGAACTCGATGAACTCGTCGCCGCTGAGGTGGCGCGTGCGCCTCTTCAGCTCCGATATCACCGACTCGGCCATGTCGCACGGGTCGGCATCGTCGTTCTTGTCTAGCATCCGGGTCGTGGGGGCTAGGTTAGGCTTCTTCTGTTTCATCTTCGTCCTCTGCGATCACTTCTCCGACGACATCGACCATGCCGTCCACGTCGTCTTCGGTGCCTTGGGTCTTGGTGATGCCCTGAACGGTCGCCAGGGTCTTGTAGACCATTAGCTCAGCGCGCAGGTCCAGCGTTAGTCTACACCGTGCAGCAAGGTCTTCGAGCCGCGCCACCATCGTTGCCTTGTCTCCGTCCGAGTCCACGCCCGCGCGCATGCCGCGCATGGCCCGGCGTGCGAGTAGCATCAGCGAGGCCACTTCCAGTTCGACGAGCCCGAGGCGCTGCATCAGGTCGCGCCGCGCGCCGAAGTGCCCGTGGGTCAGCAAGCTCTCGACGGCCTCGTCCACCATCACGGCTTCGTAGGCGATGATCTCGCGCGGCTTGGGCCACGCCTGCCGGCAGATGTTGATGTCCAGCAGCGGCGCCGCACCGATCTCGCCGATTCGCGTATGTGTGAGCCCCACGCGCCGCGCCACGGCCATCATCGTCTCATTGTGCAAGCACAGCGGCAAGTCGGCTGCTGCGTCGTAGAAGCTCGCGTCCTTGTCCCCGTTGAGCCACTCATCGGGCGGCGGGGGCGGCAGGATGCTCAGCTCGCGCTGCACCAGTAGGGCTTCGAGGTCGGGTCGGCCAGAGGTGCCCGGTGTGCCGTTCGAGCCGTTCGTGGGCGTTGA